GACCACCACCTTTGCTACCAGCTTTAATACGATTAAACTGTTGCTTTCTCATTCCGGGCTTAGTGTAGTTGCCAGCTTCGTTAACTCTCGACTTGCTCTGTGGCGCACCGCCTTTCGCAAGGCTAACCTTTCTAATCGGTTTCTTTTGCGTTCTAACTTGTGTGGCTTTCTTTTTAACGGCTGGTTTTTTAGGGACACGTACCATTTCCTATCTCCTATCGGGCTGGGTCAAAAAATTCTTCAGCAGAAGTAGTGACCACTAGCTTACTAGCTGTACCCGCTGTGCATTTAATAATGTCACCTGCATGTAGGTACAGTGGTCTGTCCACAGTAAATACAGACTCATAAGAACCACCTGCAATATTGTGAGCAGTCAACAAGTCATACTCTGCGTTATCATCTGCATGAAAAAGGTGTAGGCCCAAAGTCACAATACCTGTGTGGTTATTACTTACAAACAAGTTCTCTAAATGAGAAGAAAAGTTTGCAGGTACAGTGTACACAGTAGTTTTGTTGGTAGTACCTAACGCCACTACTTCGGTACGGAACTTTGAGCCTGTTGCTAGTACTGGCATTACTTCTTCTTCTTAGCCATGCCACCGCGCATCATCTTCTTCTTTGATGCTGCTTTCATCATACCACCACCACGCATACGCTTTGGTGATGTCTTAGCTGCCATACCGCCACGCATCATCTTCTTTGATGCCATTTTAGTTTTGCCCTTCATTTCTTAATCTCCGTCTGTCTGTTACTAATGATTGGAATACGTCTACAGGGAAGTGTAGGTAGTACCCACTCTTTTCTAAACTCAATGCTGCATCATCCAACACTGACAGTCTCTGCACAAATACCATGCAGTATTCTAAAGATTCATCTACAATATTATCTGCAACTAGAAAGTCCAGACCTGCCTTATCAGCATCGTAGTCTGGATGAAACACCATCAGGTGCATATCCATACCTGCAATAGACATCAATTCATTTATGCCATCACAGAGACCATCTAGGTACTCCATGTCTGGCAATTCTTCACTTGCCCATACAACAATGTCATAGTCATGCTTATCAAAGTCACGTACAGAATGTATTAAACCTTCTATACCTGTATTGATGCTGAAGGTAACTTTATCATCTGCCCATGCCTGTTTAGCGTAGGGACATGGTGGTAGCCCATTAAGTTTCTCACTAGGTAGTTCAAGAAACTCATGGGACCACTTACGTATGTCAGAGGCTATCTTATGCACTACTTACCTGTAATTTTATTAAAGGCTTCTAGTCCTTTAGGGCCACTAGCTTTAAGTGCTTTCAACCCATCACTAACCATACCACCTGCTGCATACATATGTTCTTTACCATTAGCCATACCGCCACGCATCATACCTTTTTTCTTAGGCTTTTTCATTTTACCCATACCAATACTAATAGCTAATACAGGCACACCTTTATTTTTACTTTTCATGTTACCGTCCCCTTTTTAAGATAGAAGAAGATTTTACCATACCACCTTTACGATAGTCTGTACTACCCATACGTTTACGAGGCATCCCGCCACGAAAAAGACCCGCTTTTTCCTCTGCCGCAGCAAAGCGTTTTGCAACAGCTTCTGTATTCATTTTCTTTCCATCAAAAGTAAAACTTGCTGAACCATCTTTCTTTGCTTGATTATAAGCACCGCGCAAACTTCCAGTGAAAGGTTTCTGTTTAGGTTCTTTTTTTGCTTTAGGTTTAGGCGGCCTTACGCTGGACTTAAAGTCCATATTCAGATTTTCTTTACCAATCTGCTTCTCTACATTATTCATAGACTTACGCAAACCTCTTTTTTCAGCAGGGCTTAAGTCAGGGTTTTGCAGCTTTGTATACAAGCGTTCATAATTTGCTTGTTGTTTTTTAACTTGCTGTGCAGTAAAATCAGAAGTTTTACGATATGCAGCAGCACCTAATTCTGCCTTAGTAGGACCATCACTAAAGAATGCAGGGGGTTTATTTCCACCAGTACGAATGTCAACTTCATTTTGTAACTGTTGAATCATAGGCGAATCTGCATCATCTCGCGCAGCTTGTTTTTCTGCTGGGCGTTTTACTCGCTGTTCTGTAAGCTGTTTCTTTGCTGCTTTATCCGCTTCTACTTTTGGATTAGCTGTACTCTTTGTTTCTTTAATATCACCATCCGCAGCATCTCTAGCTGAAGGTTTCTTTTCTACGGCAGCTTTTTCTTTTGCTACTATTTCTTTTTGTTTTTTAATACGTAGTTTTGCAGTTTCTATTGCTTTTTGCTGTGCTTCTTTTTCGGCTTTTCTTTGTGCCTTTGTACCTTTAAGACCCTTACCTAAATTATCTTTAAGTAATTTAAGAGTAGCTTTTAGTTTATTTAATTTTGTGATTCCGGCAGACATATCAGTTTCTCCTGTTTACCATTTAACTTTATGTGACCAGTACTTCGCTGACAGCTTGCTGGTCGGCTTGCCCTGTGCATTGTGACGTGCATAGTAGGACTTCTTACGTGCTTTATCTTTAGCAGTCTTAGGAGACTTGCCAGCACCTGATACGCCCTGCTGTCCAAAGCGAATAAACTTGTACGTGTCACCTTCTTTAGCCATGACAGCGTGTGACTTAGTTTTGTGATTAGGAGTACGCTTTGGCTTATTAACGCCAGACAGCCCTTCCTCTTTCATCTTAGTCTTTACTCTTTCAGGTATAGCCATTACGTAGGTATACCTTTTATTTTATTACACTTCCAGTCCACAGGCACAAAGCCGGGAACATCCATTAATATGTCTTTACCCATTTCAATAGTACGTTCATAACATTCATCATGTGTCTTGTACGGACCACGAGTATCTTGTGTAGGAAAGCAATTACCTGCTTGCCCCATTAAACAGACCATTACCCATGCTTCAAACATTATTCATTCCTCTCTGTCCATCCTTCTGCCCTCATTGCATCTTCTACATGCTTTAAAGTAAAGGAACGACCATAGTGTGCCTCTACTGCCTGTCGCACGTAGAAGACATCGCTATGGGGTATATGGAGTTTATCTAAAGTATTATTAACTATTGCAGTATAAAATGCTTCAAGCACATTATCTGTATATAGTTTTACAGATTTCTTAGCCATTGTCAAGAACTTTCTTTGTACGGATAAGACAATTATAGCATTACACTTAAGTGTTACAGTTAAACTGCATTAGCAAAGAATATTTAGGGATAGCTAACAATGCTACATTTAAGTGACTTAGTTATAGTGTATTTTAGTTAGAAGTAAATAACATTTAAGTAAGTCACTTAAGTGAGTCTTAGTTATAGGGTAATTATACCTGATTTTAAGGAGTTTGTCAATAGCACTTTTTATGAAGCAAGCGAAATTAATTATAGAGTGTGACATTTATGCAACACTATAGCTATACATGCCTATTTTTTAAGCAGTTGCACAATACTTGTGCATATATATAATGACAGTTGCCTCTGTGGTTAACACTTGATTTACCTAATCTGTGTAGATATACAAGTATATAACGCCTATACCCCCGGCTGCCCCCTGCCCGGCCACCCTCCAAGGCGTGTATGCGCTTGCATTATGCGTAACCAAGCGTGTGTTGGTGTTCACCATTCGTTCAACCCATTGATATTGCATAGAATATGCAGTAGTTGACCAGCCAAACCCAGTTGGAACAACTGTTATGGTATCAGTTGCCATACGAAGTATGTCTTGTGAACAGCAGAACTACAGATTTACAACAAGTTGTAATGCTTATGCTTCTATTATCTCACCAAAGGTGAACCTTAGTCCGACAGCGGACTACACCCCCTATCACTGAAGGTGATAGTCACAGGGATAGCAACCAAATGGCAAACCTCGCTACCCGTCACGAGTTTCACGCACCAATTTCGTAATCTACGATTACTGCAATCACAAGCGAAACGGCGCAAGCAGGAGATGGCGCGAGGCAACCTCCAAACTTTAACTATCTTCTTACGGTTTTAAGGAATATACCCCTTGAACTTTAGTGAAAGGGGATATATCCCTATAAAACCTAAAGATAGATAAAAGGAAATTATCATGGCTAAACCAACTTCAAAATCGTTCTCTGTTCAATTAGCTGAAGCTAATAACACTGTTCAAGCCAAAGGCTTAGTATTATCCCAATGGGATAAGTCAATCAGCAAAGCTGATAAGAGCCGCTTCAAAGCACTTTGTGCTAAGGATGGCTTTTGGTTCTCTCTTGGAGAGATTTGTCTTGAACTGCTAAAGCAGTCTGGTGGAGTTCGGACTGACTCAGCTTTGCTGAAAGATGCCAACCTCCACACTGTTGCAAAGCAACGGCGTAAAGAGGCAATGGACTTTGTTCGTCATTTCAAAGTTATCGAAGATAACAAGCTGATTGGCAAGTTTGCTTCTATGAAAGATTTACTGAAAGCAGTCGATAAGATTGTCAACCCAAAGGTTGAAGAGACTGTTGAACCAGAGGTTGAGACACCTGTTGAACCTCAAGATGAGGTTAAGCAGATTGAGGACAAGTCCTCTGTACAGTCTGAAAAGACTGCTGAAGATTTGGCTCTCGAAGTTCTACTGCAAGTAGAAATGAATAATATCAGCATAGCTGATTTTGAGATTGCAATAGCAAATGCTATTGGTATGATTAAACAAGACAACGAAGTTGTACCTTTTGAGGCTGTAGGGTAATCCCTACAGTCTACCTTTTCTTAGTCCGACAGCGGACTTAGCTTAATACGGAGTATTAAATTATGATTAGAGAATATTTCCATAGCATTTGTTGCCTGTTCTGGTGGTGTATAGCGTTCATGGCGTTTGCATCATCACCCATTATCCTTGTGCTACATGATGCCATGTCTGCAGGAATAATGCTTTGCATTAGCTTTATGACTTGGGCAATGGGTTTGTGTTTTTATGAGAGTGCTTTGCGGATTAGACAGTTCCGCATCGAAGATGAAATTATTGAGAGGTACAGAAACAATGGCTAAACGTGGCGCAATCGTAGACATGGGTAAGCACAAGCCGCTAGGCTCAAGCTGGCGTAGCATGGATACTCAAGCCTATAGTCGTAGCTATGAGCCTGAGACACGGCCTGATTTCCATGTTTATGTGACAGGTCAAGCTGATGCTTGGCAAGCTGAGTATGATGCCAAGATTGCGGCAGATGCAAAGCGTGATGCACAAATGCAAGCTTTGCTTGAGTTGAAACAAAGGATGATTGACAAGAATTTACTTTAGTGTGTATAACGTAATAACACTTAGAACGTAAGTGATAAGTGTTCTTACTTATATCCACTCTAGCTAGTCCGACAGCGGACTAAGGAGAATTGAAAATGAAATGCGCTATACACTTTGTCGGATTCCGTACTGATGCACAGTACAGTGCCGCTGTGAGAGCGTTTGGGAAGCCTGACTTCATCCACTCTTACCATGACTATAGGTCATATGGTGACATTGATTTTGACAATGACCTCGTTGTATATGGTGACAAGGGTAATACTTACCCTGACCCACTATATAGTGACCAAGACAGCACTAGATTTTAGGAGATTATAAATTGGCTACAATTTACAAAGATGAATTAGTACAGACCTTGTGGGACTTGTTCAAGGATGTACATGGTGTAAGGCCTCGTGGCATGAACTATGACCTGTGTTCTATCACAGACCTACAGTCTGAGGTTGCTACGCTTCAACGTATGCTTGATGAGGAACTACGTCATCAGCGCAAGCTAGAAGATGATGCAATCAATTCTTGCATGGACAGTGGCTGTCCAGACATAGCTACCGCTATGCGTTGGCTTGAAGATGCTTATGAAATGGAGTGGGTGTGATGAGTAAATGTGCAAGTTGTGACCAGCATAACGCTTTCACATATTGCCCTGATGCAGATGATATGTATTGCGCTGAGTGCTATGAGCAAAAACTCATTGACGATGAGTGCTATTGTGACGATGACCGTGGCATTATTTGCCACTTACATATGGAGTAAATGATATGACTTACCAAATATTAGGCGTTGGCAATAATGCCAAGACTATCAAGGGTGATGGCTCTGAATATGTGACAGCTATCCGCTATCTCAAGCCGTTCAAGACCATGTTCAAGGGCAAGGTGCATAACCTATGTGCTATGGCTGAGACAGCCAAGTGCCATGAGGGTTGCCTGTTTACAGCAGGGCGTGGGGCTATGAACGCTGTGCAACGTGGCAGGGAACGCAAGACTATGTGGCTACTGTCTGACCCTATCGGGTTCTATGATGCTCTCAATGCTGACATTGTGACATTCATTCGGCGTCAGCTTAAGAATGGTATCATGCCTTGCATACGGCTTGGTGGTACAGATGACAAGGGTGATGCTATCAAGCTGGCCTCTAGCTATCCTGATGCTCAGTTCTATGATTACACTAAGGTAATCAAACGTGCTTACATGGAATTGCCAGCCAACTATCACATCACACTGTCTTACAGTGAAGCTGATATGGACTATGCTGACAAGGTTCACCAAGCTGTTCTGGATACAGGTGTAAACATGGCGGTAGTATTCCGTGATGAATTGCCTGAGACATTCCGTGGCTTGCGTGTCATTGATGGTGACAAGGATGACTTGCGATTCCTTGACCCAAAGGGTGTAGTCGTTGGACTCAAAGCCAAAGGCAGAGCCAAGCACGATGATAGCGGATTTGTTATTGACAACCGCTAAAACCTTATGTATATCTTATGTAACATATATATACTGATACTTTAGTGAAGTATATATTGTTACTTAGATATACTAGACTAGTCCGACAGCGGACTAAGGAGATTTAACAATGCGAATAAGAAATACTATAAACCCTGTAGCAAAGGCACTCCTACAGAGTAATCGCAAGCGTTCACAAGTAGTGCCTGACAAAAAGAAACACAACAAAAAGAAAGATAGACAAAATGCAAATCAAGCTAGACAACATGAAGAATCAAAAGACAACTAAGCCAGAGGGCAAGCGTGACCAATGGCGTAGTTACAACAAGCGCAAGCAGAATGTTCGGCGTACTGCACGGCGTAACACACAGATAGCACAGGAGCAGAACTATGGCTGAGTTTGACCATGATTGGAATGATTGGACAGAAATTGAACACTATGAATTGTCTGAGAAAGACAATCAGTACATGAGTATGTACGGCTGTACACAAGATGATATGTTGTGTATGATGAATGACCCTATGAATTTTATTGGTGGACATTACATGCTTGCTATGTCTATCTTGTCTGATGCACAGCAAGTCATAGCACATGACCCTGAACAAGCAAGACAGTTTATAAACAAGGCCAAGTACGTTCTGCGTTCTTGGAATAACGACAACAACCCTAAGTCCGACAGCGGACTAACAAACTAACCAACATAAAGGAGATATTATTATGACATCACTTAACATTGAGACTACAATCAAGGCTGGTACATATCACAAGCGTTCAACAGGTATGACTGGACAAGTACTTGCAACACCTCAGATTGAGGCCAAGCTGGGTAAAGTTGAATCCCTGTACGAAAAGTATCATGGCGTGGCTCTAGGCCGTTACAACCTGTATCGTGCTATCCTGCCTCTTGCCCGTGAAACTAAGGCTGACAGTGGTGGCTTCATTCATGGTGATGCTGGTGCTATTGTACTCAAGACACTGGATGTAATGCACAAGGCACTTGGCAAGGCTGTACGCCGCAAGAACCGTGATGCTATCTCTATTGAGATTGGTGTCCTTACTATCAACAACCTGCGTGACCTTGCCCGTGGCAAGCGTGGACGTAAGGCAATCAGGAAGGTAGCATAATATGTATTGGGAAATCGGTATCAAGATGGATGGCGTCAGTGGTGTGTACAATGTACACCCACAGCCATTGGCTGAGTCAGTATGGAATCATGCTGTTGAACATGCAATGGACATGGCGCAAGCCTTGTATCCACAAGCACACATTGAGTTAGAGTTTGTAAAGGAGTTTGAAACAGATGACTAATGCACTGTGGGTACTTGCCTGTTTAGGCACGATGACAGCAGAGAATATACACTTGGAAGTGTGGACAACACATGATACAATAGCTGGATGCCATGTAGAGAATACTATGCGGGGCTTTGATTATTCAGACCAGCAATGTTTCTGTATAGAAAGGAAAGATAATGGATAAGAAACTATACAACGTAAAGATTGACTTTGAGGTTTGGTATGACCGCAACTTTGAGATTGAGGCTGACAGTGCAGATGAAGCAAGGAACATAGCACATGACATTGCCAGAGAGCAGACCATGCACCTTATTGATGCTGACATAGATGTGGAAAACGATGGTGGTTGGACGTATGTTGACCAAGATTATCACACTGTACATGTAGAGTTAGAAGAATGAACTGCTGGAACTGTAGACATGAACTGATATGGGGCAGTGACTTTGATGTTGAACATGAAAGTGACAGCTATTCAATGATGACTGCACTGCATTGCCCTAATTGTGGGTGTGATGTTGAGGTGTGGTATCCAAAGGATGAGGAGAATGATGATGACTAAATCGCAAGAGTTTTGGGCATGGGTTGACCAATGCCCTGATGGTGTGTACATAAATCACGACTTCACTGATGACGAAGATGACCAAAAGATACACGTTTTTGGTTTCGCAGTACCAAAGGAGATTGATAATGACTAGGAAAGAGTTTTGGGAGTGGATGGAAACTTGTCCAGCAAAAGAAAACGCTGACCCATCAGGTTGGTTTCTTGCTGATGACATGGGTGCTGAATGCCGTGTATTCTTTTACTTTGATGTAGACGAAGATGAAGGAGATTGATGATGCCTAGAACAATTGAATTACAAGATGATGAGATTGCAATTGTGTGGTCAGCCGAAGATGTAAGAACTGAATGCAAATGGCTGACTGTTGATGAATCAGAACACATACTCAATGCCATAGAACATAGACACGATGCTTGCATTGGTATTAATTGGGAAGTGATATACTACACTGCCGAACAAATGTATCCAAAGAAGGAGAATGAAAATGATGACTGATGATTTTGAAGCCATCAAAGAATATGTGCTTGACCATTATGAACATTTTGGTGCATACCCAATGGAAGTTGAAACCGATACCCAAGTATATACATTTGACCAGTATTGGGCTATCTTAGATAAGGAGACAAACAATGATAACACTTAACCTACCACCGAAACAAGTCAACGCTATACTGGTAGCACTTGACGCAGAGATTGAGATGCAATTAGGTGGCAGACCCGTTGACTGGGAATCGTTCCCAGAGGTTGCCGCACTGTTGATAGCGTATTATAACACACGTTGTAAGTTTGAGGGGAATGATAGTGAGCATGAGTAAGCAATCCGAATACTTTGGAGAAGTATACAAAGAAAAAGGTAAAGAGCCGTGGAAGTATACCAGACAGGTGTTAGATTCTAACGGACACATAGAAAGATTAACAACACGATACAGTATGTATGAATATGCATATATGTATGCTTATGATGATTTTAAGGCAGGTAAAATAGACACTGTTTATTTGTACCACGCTTGGGGTACATTAAGCGGTATACATAGGAGAGGCAATGGAGGTGAGCATGAGTAAATACTGGCACAAAGCAAGACACTACTACCTCACGCATGATGGCATTGAAATGTTATTGTTATCATGTATGCTTGGCTCTCTAGGTTGGATGGCCTATCACGCAATAACTGGAATCATAGAAAGGATAACACAATGAGCAAAAAGAAAACAGTAATTCCGTACACGATTACACATGAAGAACGCCTTGCATTACTTGAGGCGCATAACAATCTACGGACAGCCTTACAGACAGTGGTAGAGTGCCAAGATTTGTGGATGTCTGATGTACGCAACCTAGAGAAGCTAGAGTGTGACCTGCACCGCATCTTTAAGTTTGTACCCAAGCAAGATGATGCTGGGCATCGTATGCACTACGCTGACTGGATATTAGATGAGGATGACACAAATGAGTAACACTATGCGAGAACACAGAATCATGGCTAGTTCACCTGACCTGCTGGAAGGTAGGGTAGAGGACTACATGGATATGTATAACCCATTGGGTTACATGACTAGACTGGTGAAGCCGCCATACTTCAATGAAGAACTGAATGTGTGGATGGCTGTACTAGAAAGGCTAGACAGTTGTGATTGACACAACCTATCTTATGTGATATAACTGCATCTTACACAAACAAAAGGAGAATAGATATGCCATTAGAATATATCCCTGAGAACCTTGACTTCAAGGTAGACTTTGAACCAACAAGAGTTAGTGACAAGAAGTATGTCATCAATCGTAGCACTGCTGAACCTATCGCCATCGTTGGCAAGGACTTCACCTGTGCATCACATGGTGATTTCTTTCGCAGTGTCATGGACACAGTGACAGAGAACCTTACCTCACATGAGGTAGATGGTGCTAACATTGCATGGCGTGATGCACATCACAATGGCTGGGCTATGATGGACATGACCCTGCCTAATGTGAAGGCTAAGATTACTACCCCGAAGCATGAGACTGAGGTAGCACAACGCATCATTGCATTGCATGGTGTGGATGGTACGTGTTCAAACACTGTACTGTTTGGTGCTATCGACTTCTTCTGTACCAATGGGCAGATACGTGGTGAGCATGACAAGGTACGCCGTAAGAATACCAGTGGCTTTGACCTTGACACATTCATTGGTCAGCTTAATCGTAGCAAGCAGGACTTCTATGCACAGTCAGAACGCTTGCAAGGCTGGGCTGACAAGCCTCTTGTGTACACAAATGTACGTGACATGCTTCACTCTCTTCTCAAGTCAGAGAAGGTAGGTGACAAGATGCTTGGGCTGTATGCTCAAGAAGCTAACGTCCGTGGTCACAATGCTTGGGCGTTGTACTCTGCGTTCACTAACTATGCAACGTATGCTGATGACCGCAATGGTTTCAAGCTACGTAACACTGGCGGTGATACTGAGGCAGTGAATATGTTTCAGCGTGAAGCAAAGGTAGCACAGTGGATTGAAAGCAAGCAGTTCAAGGAGTTGTTAGCGGCATGATGAAGACAGTTCAGCAACTCGTTGACAAGTACTATACATCTAACGATTACAATATGTTACGTGATAGAACTAAACAAGACTATCAATACTTCTTGCGTGTAATGTGTCAAGAATTTGGTGATGTAAAGTATGATGAGTTGACAAGTAAGCAAGCCAAACACGCTTACGAAGAGTGGGTTGCGCGGGGCATTAGCCTCGCCAATCACACCTGTACTGTCTCATCTATTGTGTATCGCTATGCTATTGAGATGGAGTACGCGACAGTCAATCCATTTGCCAGTGTAAAGCGTAAGACAGCACCTCAACGTAAAGTTGTGTGGACTGAGGATGATGTACGTCAATTCCTTGACACTGCATACAGCGACTTTCAGTGGCGTAGTCTTGGCTTGATTGTACACATGGCATACGAATGGTGTCAGCGACTAGGTGACATGCGATTACTGACATGGGATAACCTTGACCTGCATGAGAAGAAGCTGTACTTAGAACAGTCGAAGCGCAGGGCAACAGTTACACTACCCATTGATGATGACTTGCTGTCTATGCTGACACAACAAGAGGCTGACTTTGGATTCCAAACCTACGTAGTGCCACGTACAAGCCCCGTACAGGGCGAGTACCACCCGTATAGTATGGAGAGGCTATCCAAAGCTGGTCGGGCTGTCATGCGCGAAGCTGGACTGCCTGATGAACTACGACTGATGGACTTACGCCGCACTGGTACGACACAGATGGTCGAAGCTGGTGTGCCTATGGGACAAATCATGTCGGTAACAGGACACAGTAACCCACAGTCAGTTAAACCTTACATGAAGAATACGTATGCCTCTGCAAATAATGCATTGACAACTCGTAAGTCTCATGGTAAAAGCACTTAACTGCCGCAGAGAAAGTGATATAGTTATGAACATATATAATATAGTAAGTGAATTAGATATACCTAATGGACACACGCACAGGATGAACTGCCCATCATGTAATGGGACAAAGACATTCACTGTGACCAACAACATGGGTAAACTTATCTGGAACTGTTACAAGGTGTCTTGTGGTGTATCAGGTGGTACTCGTGTCCATCTTACAGTAGATGATATACGCCGTGGCTTCACAGGTGCAGAAGACTTTGCAGATGAGAAGTTTGAACTGCCTACCTACATCGTACCGCACCGTGGCAAACGTGCCGTAGTCAAGTGGTGTGCTGAATGGGGTATTGATGAGGATGAGCATGGCTTGATGTATGATGTCAAGGAAGACCGTGTAGTATTCCCTGTTGTACATGATGGCAAGCTGGTTGATGCAACTGGCAGGTCATTGAGTAAGCGAATACCTAAGTGGAAAAGATATGGAAATAGTGGCTTGCCATACACGTCAGGTTGTGGTAAAGTCGCAGTAGTTGTTGAGGACTGTGTGAGTGCAACCGTTGTTGGTTACGGTTCCTTTGTCGGGGTTGCGCTTCTTGGTACATCTCTCCAAGAGTCGCATAAAAGGTATCTCTCGCAGTTCTCAACAGCAATCATAGCGTTAGACCCCGATGCTCTACCTAAGACGCTACACATGATGAAAGAACTACGAGGACACGTTTCGGATGTTCGCGTATTGAGGTTGGTGGATGATATAAAGTATAGAAACCCGACAGACATGGAGAAGCTAGATGCTCTCCGCAGACAGATAGGAGAATAACCACATGGAACTTACATTGATAAGAAGCCTAATGGATAAGGAGTTCTACGATGACCATCGTGGTTCGCGCTGTCCAACACGCTTGTTCAGCAAGGACGTGCGTAAGATTAAAGAGTCTATTGATACGGCTATGGATAGGTATGAACGTACTGTTACACCTGATGAGATAGAGGCATTGTTCATGTCGAACAATCCGACACTCACCACTGCACAGAAGCAAGCCTATACATCCCTGTTCAATACCATCAAGCGTGAGCAACCTATGGGTGGTGACGTAGCACAAGAGGTGCTATCTAAACTATTCCAGCAGGTTATTGGTGAGGACGTAGCCAATATCGGATTCGATATGGTCAATGGTTCTGCCGCTACACTTGAGGCACTACGCAATCTACTTGAGCAGTATGGTGATGACTTCACTCCTAATCTCAAGATTGAGTGGGATGACATCAGCATTGAGACGTTGATGGCGAAGGCTGAACTAGAAGCCAAGTGGTCATTCAATATACCTAGCGTAACACGTAAGGTTGAGGGTGTCAGTGGTGGTCAGTTGATTGAGGTAGGCGCACGGCCTAACACTGGCAAGACTTCCTTCCACGCCAGCTTGATAGCCGCACCGGGTGGGTTCGCATCACAGGGTGCTAAGTGTGTCATCCTATGTAATGAGGAACCTACCCACCGTGTTGGTGCTAGATACTTGACAGCCGCCGCAGGTATGTCAGCCCGTGATGTCAAGGCTAACATGCAAATGGCTAGGTCATTATATGAACCAGTGATGAGCAACATCAGAATCAAAGAAGCTGGTGGTCGTGATATGAATTGGGTTGAGTCTGTATGTAAGTCATACAAGCCTGACATACTTGTGCTTGACATGGGTGATAAGTTCCAGACTGCTGGAAGCTTCTCTCGTCCTGATGAGGCACTCAAGGCTTGCGCTATTCATGCTCGACAGATAGCCAAGACGTATGACTGTGCTGTATTCTATATGTCTCAGCTATCGGCAGAGGCAGAAGGACGGTCACAACTTAATCAGTCTATGATGGAAGGCTCACGTACTGGTAAGGCGGCAGAGGCTGACCTTATGGTGCTGATTGGTAAGTCACCTACCGTTGAAGGACAAGAAGAAGATAGCCCACTACGTCACATGAACATCGTGAAGAACAAGCTGAATGGCTGGCACGGTATGGTGAACTGTGAGTTGGACTATCTGACAGCGAGGTATGAAGGATGAAGCTAACACTTGATGTAGAGAACACCGTCACCAAGCGTGGTGGTAAGATGCACCTTGACCCCTTTGAGCCTGACAATTCACTGACTATGGTGGGTATGTTGGACGATACAGGTCGTGAACATCTTATATACTTTGACCATAACGATGTAGAGGCTACGCCATTCGGTCATGGTGTAGTGCAGAACGAACTGAATAAAGCAACAGTACTTATCTGCCACAACGCCGCACATGATTTGCTTTGGCTATGGGAGTCAGGCTTCACATACGATGGCCCTGTGTTTGACACTATGCTTGCAGAGTATGTGCTACAGCGTGGTATCAAAGAGCCATTGTCTCTTGAGGCTTGTGCTGAACGCTATGAGTTGGATACCAAGAAGCAGGACACACTCAAGGAGTACTTCAAGAAGGGCTACTCTACTCGTGATATACCGCACGATGAGTTGGCAGAGTATCTATCTGCTGACCTACATGCTACACAGCAACTATCTGACAAGCTAGTGTATCGCCTCAACACAGAGGCAGATGCTAGGCTCATGCCTACAGTGACACTCACCAATGAGGTAGCTGTATGCCTATCACGTATCTATCAGCGTGGCTTCAGTGTTGATGTTGCCAAGCTGGATGAGGTGCGTCAAGAGTTTGAACAGGAGAAGCGTCAGCTTATTGACGACTTACAAGTTCATGTACGTAAGCTGATGGGTGATACACCTATCAACCTCAATAGCCCAGAGCAGTTGTCATGGGTTATCTACAGTCGTAAGATATTGGACAAGCCCTATTGGGGTAACACCATTGACCCTTACATGGCAGACGCAGACTTCCGTAGCCTCATGGCTGGCGGTACAGAACGTGTGTACAAGACAACAGCAGAGCAGTGCCATGAGTGTAACGGTACAGGACAGATAAGAAAGGTAAAGAAAGATGGAAGCCCATTTGCTAACACAAATAAATGTCCACGTTGTAGTGGGGCTGGTTATACTCTTATACCTAGTCAAAACTTGGCTGGACTAAAGTTCAAGCCACCGTCTGCTAAGTGGGCTAGTGCCAATGGCTTTAGTACTAGCAAGACTAACCTTGAGTTGCTTGAGTCAGTCGCTAAGTCTAAGGGTATGACAGATGCAGTTGACTTCTTGACTAAGGTACGTAGACTGTCAGCCGTTGACACATACCTGTCATCATTCGTTGATGGCATTGCACTACACACCAAGCAGGATGGCAAGCTGCATGTTCGTCTGCTACAGCACCGCACTGCTACTGGCAGGTTCTCTGGTGCTGACCCTAACATGCAGAACATGCCGCGAGGTGGAACCTTCCCTGTTAAGAAGGTATTCGTATCACGGTTTGCTGGTGGTAAGGTAATGGAAGCTGACTTTGCACAGCTTGAGTTCCGCGCCGCCGCATTCCTATCACAAGATGGAGTTGCAATTGAAGAAGTCTCTACTGGATTTGATGTACATGCATATACCGCTAAAGTTATTACCGATGCTGGTCAACATACGTCTCGCCAAGATGCGAAGGCTCACACGTTTGCACCACTCTACGGGGCAAGCGGATACGGACGGTCACAATCAGAGGCCGCATACTACAAGCACTTCAACGAGAAGTACAAGGGGGTCTCAGCTTGGCATTCCCGACTGGCTAAAGAAGCTGTAAACACTAGGCACATTACTACGCCATCAGGTAGGCAGTTCGCTTTCCCTGACGTTGTACGTAAGACTAATGGTACAGTATCATTCTTTACCCAGATAAAGAACTACCCTGTGCAATCATTTGCTACGGCAGACATTGTACCTGTTGCATTGCTACACATTGACGCACTGTTGAAGGACATGCGTAGCTGTGTAGTCAACTCAGTACATGATAGTATTGTTATTGACGTACACCCTGACGAAGAATCGCAGGTTATCAATGTCATCAACGCTACTAATGATGCACTACCTTCACTCATCACGTCCCGTTGGGGTGTGGTGTTCAATGTACCACTACTATTAGAAGCAAAAATAGGAAAGAATTGGCTTGACGTAGTGGATGTAACCTGATATAACTATGGAACTTAACTCAGAAAAGGAGATACAACATGACTGAACTTACAACAATTGATACTAACAACTACGCCGCAATGTCTAAAGCAATGGGCATCGCCCATGAAGGTGGCTCGACTAAGCAACAGACTAGCACACTGGCACGACTACGCATTCATCACACACCTATCATGGGTGAGGCAGAGGTGAATGGTAAGCGTGTCAACATGGAAGTGATTGAAGGTGGACACTACAAGCTGGAGATTCCAGATGGTCCTACCTACTACGCTAAAGACATCAAGGTGCGTCCATTCATGCAACGCTTCATGTATAAGAAGTTTGTCATGGCATCTGGTGCTACCCCTAATCGTTACGTCAAGACTGTGATGAGTGACAACATCAACATGGACTTGAAAGATAATGATGGTGGCTTCAACTGTGGTAAGCCTTCTGGTTGGATTGAAGACTACAAGTCATTGCCAGAAGCTACTAAGGAACTAATCAAGTCTGTCAAGCGAGTACGTGTAGTACTAGGTACGGTTGATTTGATTGAGCCTGTAGATGCAAGCGGTAACTCTGTAGAGGTACAGACTACACCATTCATCTGGGAGATTGATAATCGTGATGCCTTCAAAGAAGTAGGCTCATGCTTTAGCAAGCTGGCTAAGATGAAGCGTCTTCCTGTACAACACATGATTTCTGCACAGACAGAAGAACGTAAGCTACCTAATGGTAGTAGCTTCTATCTACCTGTAGTTAGTCTGGACGTTACCAAGACAGTCGAACTGTCACAGGATGACCAGAACAGGTTCGCTGACTTCATGGCATGGATTGAGAACTACAATACATACATCATCAATACCTATGCAGAGAAGGCTGTCAGCAGACACGACAACGACTTGGATGACGTGGATGTTGATGGTATTGTTGACATCGAAGTTGAAGAAGAGGTAGCATAATGAAACACCCTGCTGAACTGGCGTTACATCAGTACATGACTAATGCTATTAATGGTAGTAGCACTATGTCAGAGGATGCAATCAAGCAAGTTGCTGATGATGTATCCGATGCACTGAAGCGTCAGTTCGGTGGGGGTAAGGCACGGGGTGACTTCAGGTTACGTATGTCTAATGTTGGCAGACCTAACTGCCAGCTATGGTATGACAAGAACAAACCAGAAGTTGCCCTACCTTTCCCTACCACGTTTATGATGAACATGATGCTTGGAGACATCGTTGAAGCTGTCTTCAAGGGCTTGCTAAAGTCTGCTGGTGTGCAGTATGAAGATGCAAGCAAGGTTACACTAGAGTTGAAAGACGATAAGATAAATGGTGAATACGACATAGTAATTGATGGTGCAGTAGATGACGTTAAGTCAGCATCTAACTGGTCGTACCAGAACAAGTTTGAATCTTATGATACATTAGCATCAGGAGATGGCTTTGGTTACGTAGCACAGCTTGCTGGTTACGCCAAGGCCGCTGGCAAGAAGGTTGGTGGATGGTGGGTAGTGAACAAAGCTAATGGCGAGTTCAAGTACGTACCAGCTACAGGCTTAGACCTAGATGCAGAGGTGGATAAGATACAGGCAACGGCAGATACATTGAAAGAGAACAAGTTTGAACGATGCTTTGAACCAGTACCTGAGACATTCAGGGGTAAGGAGACAGGCAACAAGGTACTCAACGATGGCTGTAGGTTCTGTAATTACCGCTTTGATTGCTGGGATACTCTGACTGAACTACCAGCAGTAATGTCCAAAGCTAAGTCACCACCGACTATATCATACATAGGAGATGTAGTTGCACCATAAGGCATGGAGAACCGCACGTAAGTATGGGTATCGTAGTGGGCTAGAGTTAACTATTGCAGAGAGATTGAAGGCAGATAAGGTATCATTCAGATACGAAGCTGTTAAGATTGAATGGCAAGACCTAGCCTACCGTACCTATACACCTGACATAATACTTGACAATGGTATCATCATTGAAGTAAAAGGCAGGTTCATGGCGGCAGACAGACGTAAGCATCTTGAAGTTAAGAAGCAACATCCTAACTTAGATATACGGTTTGTGTTTGAGAACAGCCGTAGTAAGATACGTAAGGGGGCTAAGTCATCCTATGGTGATTGGTGTACTAAGAATGGATTCAGATACTATGACCGAATCATTCCAGAGGACTGGCTAAAAGAGAAAGGCAAAGATAAACACCCTGACTTTATAAGTCATCCAAACTCAACAGTGAAGAGGAGAACCAAGAAATGAACAAAGAAGATATGATGGAGAAGATACAAGACGAAGACTTTGTAATACGAGTGAGACCTTTTGCTGACGATGATGGTACATGGAGTGGGGAGATAGACATCTCAATCATGGCGTTCCCTGACAATCCTATGGACGATGAAGACTACAGTAATGTCATGCACTTCTGTAAGATGATATGTGCTACTGTGCCTATCATGGAACAGGAAGAAAACATACGTAACATTGTGCATGAATATGTAATGAAAGTTCTTGACAACGAGATGGATATTAATGTAGAACTAGAGGAGAAGATGGGCGTTCAAAAAGAGTATGATGGTAACGTAGTTCATCTTAACTTTAATTCAAAGACAGGGGGTTCAGCATGAGACATGAAGCATATATGAAACAAGCTATGAAGCAAAGTGATGTAGGTAGTATAGAAGATTATCCACCTTCTGCTGATAATGATATGGTCAATAGTCCAGAGCATTACAATCAGTCTGGCATTGAGTGTATTGCCGCTATACAGGCGGCACTAGGTCCAAACTTCAAGTACTACTTACAGGGTAACATAATGAAATATATGTGGCGTTTTGACTACAAGGGCAAGCCACTAGAAGACTTGCAGAAGGCACAGTGGTATCTCAATACACTGCTAGAAGATGTGGTGGCGAGTGATGAGAGTTAAAGTATTTATTACCATTGATGTAGATGAAGAAGAGTACCCCATCCCTGCTGATGGTATGGTGGGGGAAGAGATAGAGGATGGCATACGTGAATACTTCTATGACGTAGACGGTGCTGATATTAGAACAATACGAACAATAACGGAGTGACAGATATGAAAAGCAATTACCTACCAACAGACTATCAAAACTTCATCGCGCTATCACGGTATGCCCGATGGAAGGAAGATGAACAACGCCGTGAGACATGGGGTGAGACAGTAGAACGATACTTTGATTATATGAAGAATCACCTGTACTCTACCTGCAATTATGTATTGGATGATGGCCTACGCAGTGAACTAGAGCAAGCTGTACTGAACCAAGACATCATGCCTAGCATGAGAGCCTTGATGACATCTGGCCCTGCACTAGACCGTTGCCACGTAGGGGCATACAACTGCTCATACGTCCCTGTGGATAGCCCTAGAGCATTTGATGAGACTATGTACATCCTAATGTGTGGCACAGGTGTAGGCTTCTCTGTGGAACGACACAACATAGAGAAGATGCCTACAGTTAATGAAGACATGCACCTTACAGATACAGTAATCAAGGTGGGTGATAGCAGACCCGGATGGGCTAAGTCACTACGTGAATTGATTGCTATGCTGTATGCTGGTCAAGTACCTAAGTGGGACGTATCACAAGTACGTGCCGCAGGTGAAAGACTAAAGACATTCGGTGGTAGAGCATCAGGCCCAGAGCCACTGGAAGAACTATTCCAGTTTGTTATTGACAAGTTTAGGGGTGCGGCAGGTCGTAAGCTGTTCCCTATTGAATGCCATGATATAATGTGCAAGATTGGTGAGGTTGTTGTAGTCGGTGGTGTACGCCGTAGTGCATTGATTTCATTGTCTAATCTTAATGATGACCAGATGGCACATGCTAAGTCAGGTATGTGGTGGGAGAATGAAGGGCAACGTGCGTTGGCTAACAACTCTGTAGCTTACAAGGGCAAGCCTGAGATGGGTACATTCATGCGTGAGTGGGTGTCACTGTACGAGAGTAAGTCAGGTGAACGTGGTATCTTCAACCGTAAGTCAGCACAAGTACAGGCCGCTAAAAATGGCAGACGTGATGCTGACCATGACTTCGGTTGCAACCCCTGCAGTGAGATAATCCTACGTCCATACCAGTTCTGTAATCTGTCAGAGGTAGTAGCACGTGCTGGTGATACAGAAAAGACACTAGCTACTAAGGTAGGCTTGGCTACAATCTTGGGTACATTCCAGTCAACACTGACTGACTTCAAGTACCTGCGTAACATCTGGAAGAAGAACACAGAGGAAGAAAGACTGTTGGGTGTATCACTTACTGGTATCATGGACAATGAACTGCTGTCAGGTAACAGTGCCACACTAGGCACAAACATTAGTGCTACACTTGAATTGCTACGTGAGGTAGCTGTAGAGACTAACAAAGGTATGGCTAAGAAGCTAGGTATACCACGGTCAACAGCAATCACCTGTGTGAAGCCTAGTGGTACAGTGTCACAGCTTGTAGATAGTGCCAGTGGCATTCATGCAAGGCACAATGCACACTACATCCGTACTGTACGTGGTGACAACAAAGACCCACTAACGCAGTTCCTTACATCGCAGGGTATCCCAGCAGAGGCTGATGTTATGAAGCCTGAATCTACTACAGTGTTCAGCTTCCCTATGGCATCACCACGAGGTGCAGTGACACGTACAATCTTGACAGCTATTGAACAGCTAGAGTTGTGGCTTACCTACCAGCGTCACTGGTGTGAACACAAGCCTAGTGTAACAATCTCTGTAAAAGAATCTGAATGGATGGACGTAGGTGCGTGGGTATACAAACACTTTGATGAAGTGTCAGGCATCAGCTTCCTACCATTCAGTGACCATACGTACAAGCAAGCACCGTATCAGGACTGTACAGAAGACGAGTATGATGCTATGCTGGCACAAATGCCTACGAGTGTGGACTGGTCATTGCTACAGGAGTTTGAGAAAGAAGATACAACATCAGGTGGACGTGAGTTAGCGTGTACTGCAGATGCTTGTGAAATAGTTGACTTGAATGCTGCATAATGGTAAACTAATCTGGGAATTACGGGATGGGTACTTACGATATGACCCACCCCGTAAGTCAGAGCAGTGGGAAGAATGGCAAAAACTTAAACAGAAACATGCAGAGAAGGAGAACACCAATGAAAAACCTAGAGCCAAAGATTGAAGACCGTAAGAAGTTTGACATTGATTTAGAGTATGGAAAGGTACGTGAGCAACAGGTAGCTGATATGCTACAGGACAAAAAGATAGAGGTGAAAAGTGAAAGAGACGTGTGGCAAAAGACTGGTAACATTGCTATTGAGTATGAGTGCTACGGCAAACCAAGTGGCATTAACGCTACGGAATCAGATTACTGGTTCCACAATCTATGTATTGGTGATGAAACATTTGCAACACTGGTGTTCGATACTGCCTCGTTGAAGCGCATCATCGCTAACCTAGATAAGAAGCGTAGTGTTTCTGGCGGGGATAACAATGCATCTCGTATGTACTTGCTAAACCTACAGAAGCTGTTCTCTTCTGATGTAATCAAGGCATTCAAGGAACAAGCTGATGCGGCGTAATGGATTGACTAAGTACGATGCCCCACTAAAGATACAATACCAGTGGGGCTTCGATGCTTTTATGAAGGGCAAGACCCTGAAATCAAAGAAGGGTAAGTTCTATATAGGTGACAGCGGCATTGACTACAACACAATGCAGCATCGTGAATGGCTACGTGGGTACAATGATGCCTACTACGTCAACTTGAAAAGGGTACAACACAATGAACAAGCTAGAGCAAGACGCTAGTAACTGGATGAAAGAGAGGTACAAAGATATGAAACTACAAGAGTATCAAGAGAAGGCCGCTGAGTTTGCCATCTACCCTAAGACACATGCAATCACCTACCCAGCTTTAGGGCTGGCTGGTGAAGCTGGTGAGGTAGCTAACAAGGTCAAGAAGTTCATACGTGACGGTGCTGACCGTGAATCATTTGAAGTTAAGAAGATGGAGATTGCGGCAGAGATTGGGGATGTACTCTGGTACTGTGCGGCACTAGCCAATGACTTAGGCTTTGAGTTGTCGGCACTGGCGGCAGCTAACTTGAATAAGTTACAGGGAAGGAAAGACCGTGGGAAAATTAGTGGTGATGGTGACAATCGCTAGGAAGATACCCGGTATATTGATTGTTCTTTGGCTGTGTTACATAATGGGCATGGCTGTAACGGAAATGGTCTGCGACTGTACTAGGGAATTAAATGGTTGGTGGACAAAGGAGTATTGGCAATGATGATAGGACTTGTAGCTATGCTATATATGTATGTGTTATATATCTTTGCAAAAAAAGAGGGGGCTTAATTGCCCCCTTTGTATTATTCGTATGCTGACTTTAGTGCTTTGCCTATTTCAGCTAGTCTATATAAATCCTTAGTGGATGTACCATCTGGGTATCTACCTTCTCTTTCTAAGAACTCTACAGACGCACTCTTTCTTATTTCCGGTGGTAGTCTACGATAAGCTGTGGATGCTTCTACATATGCAGGTGCATTAGCACTTAGCTTCTTACCATTAGTTAGCTTTCTCTTTAGGCTCTTTATTTGACTTGTTATTAATGAACGTACTTTACTATTAACGTATTCTTGTTCAGTCATTTCAGAACGTATAGACTTTGGTGCAACTCTAAACTTATCACGTAGCTTTGCTTCATATGCTTGGGCTGCATATACTATATCCGGTATAGCATCCCTAAGTTGTTGGTTCTCAAATCTACGAATGCTACCTACCTTTGAGGAACTACCTAATTCAAATTCAGTAAGTCCTAAGTTCTTTATATATTCTCCGGCGTCACTGTCTGACGTACTTATATTAAGTCCACCTGCAACACGGGCTAGTGGAGCAACTCGTTTCTTTTCATCTTGGAATAACCCTTCACGCTTTGCTCTTTTAGCCTCATCATCAGCAGATTCAAACCTAGTAAAGTTACGCCCAAATGCTTTCTTGAAACTTGTCAAGCCATCTAACTCTGGGTCTGTAGCGGAATCTTTATAGGTAGTACCGCGTATACCAGCGGCACGTTGCGCTTCAATAATCTGTGCAAAGGGAACCATCCAGCTTGCCAGATAACCACCTAGTATTTTACCTGCACCTCTGCCTAATGCTTCGCCCTTAGTTAAGTCAGTACCACTAAACAAGTCTCTAACTTCATCTATTATGCTAGAGCCTACGCCTGTTCTTATACTGCTACCCATAAAAGTATCAGCTAATTCTTTAGCATTAAACCAGTCATCAAATGTACCATCCTGTAGTCTTTTGGTAGCTTCGCCTAGATATAAGAATTGACGCAATGGATACTGTGGTGTTGTATCTAGTTCGGTATTTTCAGTAGTCTTTAACATCTTATAATCTGATGGCGCATCTTCATCTATTCGCATCATATAAGCTGCACCAACAGCAGACATACCTAGCAATGCATCTGTTACAATATTAGGGTCAGACTTATCCCCTGCTGCATTTAATGCCGCGCCACCGATTGCAGGTATGATTGGCGCACCAGCAGCAGCACCTATTATGTTACGAGAAATTCTTTGTCTATCTTTAGCAGTTAATTTACCTGCAAATTTAGGATTAACTATGCCCATCATTTTACGGGTAAGTGGTATAGAAGCACCGCCAGCATATTGACCCATAAGTTCCATACTATTAAACATGAAACGAGGAAAGGCTATGACTGCAGTAAGACCATTACGTGTAATGAATTGTGCTGTAGCACGAAACACAGGAATGTCTGGCTGTTTAGCATATGTCACATCTAATGCTTTGTCGGTAGCATCTGCAACAATATCTTTAAATGCTCTAGCACCTTCAGGACGTACTGAAGACGCATCATTTAGTAAGTCGCGTATCTTACCATTGTTTAATGTGTCTATTAAATCAATCTTGTATTCGCGTTTAACAAGGCGTTCTAGTTCACCTAGAAATGCGGCGCGTCTAACTAAGTATTCTTGCCAACGGTTAGGTCCATTAAGTACACCTACGCCATCTTCTAGTTCAGATAAGAAGTTATCAAACCCTTTAGCTAGTGTGTCTCCTGTTGTACCAGATGTAAGTCTGTTAGCTTCTGCTACTGCCGCTTCACGAGCAGCAATAGGGTCAAACTTACGTTTAGCTACACGAGCAGCTTCCTTTGCCTCATCAAAGAGACGGTCAGCCTGTTGTGCTGCTGCTCTACCTCTACCTGTTGACATTTGAATTTCGTTAATGTTGTTAAACATCATGTCAAATTGTTTAGCAAGTTCGGGTTGACCTAATATAAAGTCCACATAGTCTTTACTATCACTAGCATTTTGACCAAACATATACTTCATATGTCTGAAACTATCTTCCCAATTAGCTTTGCTAACTAAAGCCTTTGCTCCTGCACCCACGCCTTCATCACTAAGGTTCAGTAGGGCAGTGTCCATTACATTACCAAGCCCTTCTAGTGGCGCACGTATGCCAGCGGAAGATAGGTTTCTAGCGGCGGTAGCTACCTGTGATACAAGCCCACCACGGCGAACACCTTCTATACGCATTACAGCATCACGTATCTTACCTTGATTAGCTGTAGTTATAGATTCTTGCATTGCGATTAATTCATTAGTAGGTCGTATGCGTTTAATTTGAGATAGCTTCTGTAATAGTCTACCTGCTTCAGAGCCAGAACCAACAACAGTAAGAACATAATCTTCAAAAGATATATTATACTTATTAAGTACATCTATTAATTCATCACCGCCAAGTCCTAAATCTTTATTGACGGTAAGTTCAAAGAGATTATCTATAACAGTTTTGTTATTATCAAAAGCGGAAGGGATGCGTTCTTTTAATTCTGCTGCGGCGGCTATTATACCATCAAATTTCTCTGGCTTTAATAGTGGTTGAGTTAATTCACCAAGAAGGTCAGCTTGCAACGCCGCTTCTGTCTCTAGGCTATTACCTGTAAGGAACTCTCTTAGTGTACCCTTTCTATTTGACACTTCTCTTGCAGTTTCTAAGCCAACTGCCCTTGCCTTATCACCGTCAACAGTAAGTACACCATCTTTATCTGTGGATATAATCTTTGATTCATCAATGACTTCATCTATATTATCTAATGACCTAGCACCTATCTTCTGTTCAAACTCTTTAATAACACGGGTACTTAATTCAGTCTGCCCTGCTGCAGCTTTCTTTGCTGCTTCAGCTTTAGCTGCTACATCCATTTCCGTAGCTTGCTTTGCTACTTGAATATTCATCTTTCTGCCAGCACGTTTATCTACAGCTTCTTCGGCAGCTTTACGTATAGCAGCTTTCTTAGCATCCGTTGCGGCTATTTCTACACCAACAGCTTTATTTAGCTTTTCCTTTGCTGCTTTGACTTCTTTTCCGGCATTAGCAATCTCTTTTTTCTTCTTAGCACCACTCATTAATCCGTCTTTAATGGATACTTGTTTTGCTATAGCCTTATCTAATTCTTTTGCTGCCGCCATAGCAGCACGAGATTCTTTAGTGGTGGTGGCTATCTTAGTAGCTGTCTTAGATACAACACCAGATACACCTGCACCCAAACTATCAGTAAAGACTAAGAAGTTAAATGCTTCTCTTCCACCCTTACCCGCCATAGTTTTTGGTGTAGCTTTACTACCTACCATCAACTTAGTAAAGACATCATAAGTATCCGGTGTATGTTTTTGCATACCTTCAAATACATACTGAAGACTATCTTGAAATCCATCTGCACCTATTTGCAAACCTGTTACTGCACCATTCAATATGTCAAAAGTCCACGGGGCAGCAGTAAATAGTTTATTAAGTACAGGTGATTTTTCTTCAGTAAAGGTTTTAGGAATTAGTACTTCTTCTGTGTACTGGTCTACAGACATACCTGCTTCTTCTGCATCAGCTTCTATGTTTAATGCCTGTTCTTCTCTTTCAGCAGAGCCTCTTTCAAGGCGTGTCATGTCTGCTCTAGCAGAATTTCTTTCTAGTCTTAATGCATCACTTCTTTGATTATATACTAATCCTAAACCTTCTGTTGTATCATCTATTTGAATATCACGTAAAGGCGTATCATCAGTAGGAACAACAGGACCTGTAGGAACTTCTGATATAATTCCTAACTCTCTAGCCTTTTGTATATTTTTTAACTTCGTAGGTATCTGTCGGTCTTGACCTTCTGAATTAATTACACTTTCTGTTTCGTACAATTCAGGATATTTATTATAGTAATGATTTGCTAAATTAAATTGTGAGTCATCTTCATCTATTACACTTCCTCTATCTCCGATTTCAGGTACATCTGTAGTGGCATCAGAGGTTACTTTTTCTGCTTCTGCATTACCTAGAATAACATTACCTAGCCATGAATCTTCTTCATTATCAATAGGTAATTCAGATTCAATTTTCTTAGGTTTTTCTTCTTCCTCAAAAAGACCCGGAAATTGTGTTGCCATTATCTAACATACCTTGTACCTGTCCAGACAGAATAGAATGTTCTTACACCACCACTGCTTGTAGGCTCTTGCATTTCAACAACATCTCCCGGTTTTAAAGAAGTTCTACCATATTCTCTTATAGCTTCTAGCTTTGACAATCCGCTATTAGCAGTCATAATAGTTGAAGTTGCTGTATCCACTGTACTTATATCTTTAAAGTTATCTGGCTTTGGATTTCTATTAGTGCCATCCGCTGTAGCATAGGCATTAGCTATGTTGTCAGAGTAACCTTGTATTCTATTGGATAGGGCTTCTTTCTCTGCTGCAATAGCACGTTGTGCTTCTGCTGGCATACTACCATCAGCAGTAGTAAGACGTTTAGTAATATTACCAAGAGCAATTGACATATTGTCAAAGTACTTAGATTCATTACCTTCAATCAAGTCTTCAATTTTCTGGTCTACTCCAGCTACTAAACCAATAGGTTTAAGCTGTCGTTCAATTGCATTATCAATAATACTATCTAAAGAGGATGGTGAAAAGGCAGGTTTAGGTACTGTTGAATCAGTCGCACCTTCATACGCAAGCGCACCAGCAATAGCATCATCATACATTTGATTGAATGTATTTGTTTGGTCTGTTGTAAGCCCCGGTGTATTTAGTTTAGTGGACGCATAGACTGCCATCTTTTCAAAGGTAGCAAACTCAGGGTGGTCTTTTTCTTTTAGAAGGGCAATTTGTTTTTCTTCAATAGACAATCCTGTAAGTTTTTGTTGACTTACAAACTCTTCGGCCTTTCGGGTTTCGGCTACAACTTTTCGTGCTTCTTCTGCTACAGCACGTGCTTCTTGCGCTTTTCTAATTTCATCTTCTGTTGCAGCGGCTGTTTTTGCTCTTGCTTCAGCAGAAACCGCCCTTGCTTCAGCAGATTTATAACGTGCTTCCGCAGAGGTAAAGGCAGTTACTTCTCTTTTTTCTTTAGCGGCACCTCGTTCACGTTGTGCTACTGTTTCCTTATATTCTTCGGCAGCTAAGAAACCAGTGCGGTCAATCTTAGCAGCAGATGGACCAGCACCCTCTAAGAATTTCTCTGAAGCTGGTAGTGGTGCTTCTTCTTCAACCTGTTGCATAACTGTCTTAGCAAGGTCAGGTTTAAACATAGCACCATACAAACCAGAACCTTTCATTTCACCTTCCATAGCAGGTAAAGCAGTAATAGGAGTAATAAACTGACTTACATACTCTGTAAGCTGTCCGGGTTTAGCACGAGGTTCAGCAAATCCTATTGCTGTACTAATATCTTTACCAGCATCTGCATTTTTCTTAAGTTCATCATATAACGCAGTACCACCAGCTACACTTTTACCACCAGATACATACAACTGTGCTGCTTTATCTACGTCACCGCCAACAAGTCCTGCAAGTTTATTAAGCACATCACTTACTTCTCGCTTCTCTTTGTCTTGGCGTTCAATCTCTGCACGTCTACGGGTTACACGGTACTGTGCCATACCTTCAGCACGTTCCTGTGTACGTTCCATATCTTTCTTTAGCTGTGTATCAATGCTAGTAGCAGCACCAGTAAGTATGCCCTCAAAAAAACTCATTACTTTCTCCGTGCCATCAAGCCTGTAGGCTCTTCTATTTCTTCTTCAACATCTTCTACTTCAGGTGTTTCTTCTTTCTCACCAATCTTTTCCTTTAGCTTACGCCGGATATTATCTAGTACAGCATCCTTAGTGGTATCATCCTTTAACTCAGTTAGTCCGTTGTCATACTCAATACCAGCACTGTCACCAATCAGCATCATCATCTCAATAAGCATAGGCATGACTAGCATACCAACATCTACAGAGTGCTTGCCTTCCATTACACTAGACATTTGAATTGTATTAGCTAGAGTAGTCAGAGGAATGCCCATCTCCATGACTTCAAGCAAGCTGTCAGCAAACTCATCTGTAGCCATACGAGACATATAGTATTCAATGGCCCCATCTACTGTAGGGTACTGTGCCGGAGACTGCCAAGGTCTACCACCTAGTTCAGCAGTAAGTGCCATGCCCGGAATAGGTGCATCAAGAAGGGGTTGTGGTTCAGCCATTTAGCTTCTCTCTTTGTTTACGTAGGATAAGCATATGTTGTCCAACACGCACAGCAGGTTGTGAAGCTACGCTAGGGGGTTGTGTTAACATAGACTTACGAGGAGACAGTAGACCACCTGTAGGTTTGTCATCTTCAGGCTGTTCTAAGTTTTCAATATCCATATTAATATATAGTTGTCTTGCTGGATTAGTAAGCATAACGTATTTTCCTTGTCTTGTCAACTACTGTATTCATAAGCTGGCGAACAATCCACTTAAGTGCTGGCTTGTTGCTAATAAACTTAGCAAAATCTTCACCATGCTTTGCATATATTGCGTACAACCATTTAGGTGCTTTGTACTTTAGCCAGATACGGAAGGCATACCAGCGTGGGTCTCCTTCACCATACACTTCACGTGCTACCCAACAGAACTTAGATGATATAAAGGCACTACCAAGTGTACCAATCAGTCCACCAATAGCAGTACCTGCTGCTGTACCCGATTGTTCTTTAGCAATCTTAGCACGTTCATCTGCATTAAGCGCAGCAATAGCCATGTCTGCAGTACGGTTCTGCTCATTCTCTGCAGATGTCCATGCCCATTCCATCGTATCAGCATAGTAACCCCACAGATTATCATAAGCACTCTTAGACATATCAAGTACAGAGTTAGCGTTGAGTTCGTTAGCACGATTGACTGCGGCAGTATCTGCTGTAGCAATCTCTCTACGCCACACAGCATTACTCTGTTCAATAGCAAGCTGGTTACTGGCATTGAACTGGTCACGCTGGTTGTTTAGTTCACTGTTAAAGCGTTCAAGTACATTACGTTCACCAGCATTAAATTGTGCTTGCGCATTTGATTGTGATGCGTTAAACTGCGATACCTGATTCGCTAGAGAAGAGAAGAACTGGTCAGTTTGATTCTGACTAGATGCATTGAACTGCCGCGAAGCGTTAGTAGCAGCTTGGTCAGTAAACAAAGACTGTACACGCTGTTGTGCTTTAAGCATTTCTGTTTGTTGTTGATTAGATAAGTTAGCCATGTCTGACTGTAAGAATGATTGAGCATTCATAACTGCAGCTTGCTGGCGATTATTAAGATTAGACAAGTCCATATTAGCTAGGGCAGATGCTTCAGCTATAACTAATGCCTGTGAGTTAGACAGGTTGTTTAGGTTCATTGTATTAGCAGCACGAGAGTTTTCTAACTGTACCTGCTGTTCAGCAGTAAAGTTCATGTTAGCTACATCACTAACCTTGGCTGCATTTTGTACACGTGATTGGAATGCTTGGTCAAACTCCTGACCCATAAATGTAGCACGTTGTTGTGCCGCAAGCATTGCACGTTGCTGTCTGTTAGATAAATTCTGTGATTCAAACTGTGCCTGTGTAGAAGCATCAGCTTGTGCGATAGGCAGTGCAGCTTCCAACGTAGCCTGTACAATAGCCTGACCTGCTAGGCTGCTAGAACCCAAGCCACGTGCTGCCATTGCCTGTGTAGCACCCCTTAATGCGCCAGCAGCCCATGATGGTGGGTTAGTCGCATCAAAGTTAGCAGTCATTGAGGCTAGTTGGCCTTGTACTGTAGCTTGTTGTGTTGGTGTAGCCTGTGCTTCTTGTATCTGCTCAGTAAATGTAGCAGCAGTCTGTGCATCAGCAGAACCAGATATAAGTTCACCTGACTGTATCTGACGTTGTACAGGGGAATTAATTAGTGTAGCATTACCTTGTGCAGCAGATAGATTGCCTACGCTGGTAGCAGTCTGTTGTGCGGCAGCTACCTGTGCGCGTGGGTCAGCAGGATTAAGTTGTGCAGCTTGTGTAGCTGTCATAGCCGCATCAACCGCTGGCGCAGCAGTAGCAGCTTGCATTACATTAGCTGTTTCCTGTGCTGGTTGAGCAGCTAACGCTGTACCTGCTTGTGCTGTAGGCACTGCAACTGTACCAGATACTTGACCTGCACCTACATTAATATCTTGCTGTTGTGTAGCTACAGTTCCTACGGGTGTAATAGTAGAACCTGTAGGCATACCCGGTGTAAAGGCACGTTCAGCAGCAATGTCAGTAATTGTTTTACCTGACATATCACCTTGTTGTGGCACAGCAGCTTGGGCTAGTGGCTGTACATTACCACCTGTCTGCATCTTACGTACCATACCACCTTTAGCCATAGTCTGTGCAGCTTGTACAAAACCATTCATACGTGCTTTACGTGCTGGGTCTTGTTCAATATACTGCTGGAATGAATCCATGTTACCAGTATATCCCATTGCCCCTGCAATCTTATTCATTGCTTCAGGTTTAAATGCTTTGAACATCGCCATATTAATTCATTCCCATAAATACTGTAACGACCATAGCCACTACCATTACTGTGCTACCCATTATCATTGCTTCCAGACGCCACATGCGCTTGTCTAAACTGTCCAGCTTACCGTGTACCAACTCACGGAACATCGCACACTCTTTCTCGTGTGACTCCAAGTCCATTGCTACTTTCAAGGTTTGTTCCTGTTGCTGTACCATCTTCATTAATCAGCGTCAGCTATCGTCAAATCGCCAGCGGCTACTTGGCGTAGGATTTCTGCGTAGTGGCGGTTGGCTGGGTCTAGTGGTACTGACATTTCAGTGCCATCAATGGTTGCGTTAACACTACAATTCTGACCATCTTGTGAGTTGTATTTTGCATTTGTAATTACCATTATATTAATCCTTAAAGTTCTGCATCAAACAACAAAAAGGCATCTGCATCGTTATTAGCAGCCAAAAAAACAAAATCACCTTGACCTATTCCCGCACTGCTAGATGTTGCTTGAGTTGAATACATTGTTGTACCTGAGTTAAGAGCAGATGGTCCTGTAGTTATTGCTCGTCCTGAGTTAGCGGCAGTATAGTTACGAAAACTACCGCTAGTAGTTAATGACGGGATAGCCCGCATTTTAACAGGCAAAGGAATATTAGCATACGCTATTGTTGTAGTTGCACCATAACCACCACCAAAATGTCCGTAAGAACTGTCTGCTGTTGCTTTATATGTGTACCGCTGACACGCCGCCAACTCATCGCCAAACGACCGATGCTCAAAAGGCGTGGCCTGTTCGCCCTGCTCCCATTGAACACCAGAGATAAGCCACGTTGCTCCGTTAGTTCCAATAAGTTTAGTTGAACCTGATGTGCCAAAATCTTGCGCCGCTACCCAAGCACCAGCACTGCCTTCAAAGTTAGAACCTATACCTAAATCCCAATACAACTCCAGCCAATCTGATGACCCTGTATCCCACGTTCCAGTAGTATCACCGGGAAAAGTTACAGATTTACGTTCCCAAGTATTAGCACTACTAATTGTGTATTCATACGGATATGAACGGTTGTTATTATCATTTGTAAGAGAGCCACTAAAAGTTCCAGTTAAACTACTTTTTACATAAAAAGATAAGGTTGTAGTTTTTGCCGCTGATGTACCAAAACCTAAACTGTCAAATACAGTACCTTCTACTCTTTGTGAAAAGTAACATTTTTGTGCCGCACCAATAGATGTGTCTGCGCTGGTTACAGTTACTTTATTAGAGTACTTAAAATTAGCTGGTGCATCTGTTGACTGCTCTGTTGTCAAAGAACCATCGCTATCTTCACGAGCAAGCCAACGGTCTGCATGATAAGTATTTGTAGAACCAACAGCAGTGCTTCCTGTACCCCGTTGCCACACCTGCATCGCACCGTTGATAATCAGGTTCCTGTTCGACAACGCCGACTGCGAACCAATCAGTGCGGCTAGTTCTGCTGCTTTACTCATGCGAGGTCTCCATTAACAGTATATGTAAAATCATAATCCTCTCTGCTTACATCCCTAGAATCTACAACATCAAACTTTTTTTGCGTGGTAGTATAGGTGTATCCAGAAGTAGCATTAACAAGACCAGTCCTGTCGTTATACACATAACCTGCTATTGCATAATTAGAATCTGACATAGCTGATGTATAGGAAATAGTACAAATACCTTGACCATCATCTGAAACACTAGCGGTATTTAAACTGCCACTTTTTAAGGCCGTTGTGCCTTGTTCAATGTTCCCATAAGCCTTCGCACTACCACTTGCCACAAAGCTAGTAGCAATGCTGTTGTTACCAGAGGCATCCTTTAATGTGTTTACTCTAAGTTCGCTTGCCATTATGCGAGGTCTCCGTGTAACTGAAAGTTCCTATCGCTATCTACTAACGAGTTACTGCTATTTCTAGTAATAGTTCTTGCTCTAGCGGTAGTGTCAGCTTTATTAGTTATTCCTAAATCTGAACTTGTTGATATGTTACTTCCAGCACAAGAACAGTTTGTTGACGCCGTGCTACTTGTGTAGTT